CCAAGCAATCACATGTCATAACACGCACGTAACACACGTTAAAATGAGTTGTCAGCAATTCCAAGCTATATCGGGTGTATTTATACCACAGCAAGCTAAAGTGTCTTAAATCGTATTTTATAGTGGTTATTTCATGATAGTATACAAAACAGGCTCGTCAAATTAATGACGAACCTATTTACTTACTAGAATCATCACACTATTATGAAATAGGCGTTTGTGTCATGTCGGAGACACAAGCATAGTATAGCATGGTCAGAAATAGACGCAAACACTAAATTTAATCTACTTTACATAACACATATTAATAAAAGCTAAACTTTGTGAAGTGTGTTAATCCTTGTTATATCAACGATAGTAAGCTATATTTTTACAAATATCATGTGATAACGATACTTTGTGAAAATAGAGTAAATTTGTGAACCTTAATATACCAGTATTTTGCCCTTGTGAAATTGTATTATTTTGATCGTGTAAGTTACTTTGTGATAATGTCAGCTTAAAAACCACCTAGGCGTATTAATTGTTAATACAAACAAATGAGGACTATTATTAACCACGTAAAATATTCCAATACATGGAGGAAAAATGAAATGAGTATAGAAGGATTAATAAAAAAAATAAAAGGATTAAGTAGAGACGATATAAGGAAAGCGCTCGCCTACCAATTCAATAGTACTGATACACTGATTGAAAAAATAAACGATAAATTGAATAGCGACAGTGCCCATGCAGAAGGTCAAAGACTTGGAGACATAGAAACTGAAATAGATGAGGATAGCATTTATTTTCCTGAAGCCCCAGAATTTTGTGAGCACGAGTTTAAAATAAAAAGAATCATAGAAGGCACTTCAACGTTCAACCAAGAAATTGATATTCCCGACCACACAGAACATACAACAGACACAATCACAGGTGAAAGTTACAAGTATAACGCAACAGTAACAGAGGAATACACTTGCGATTTAGACAAGCTTAACCAAGAACAAATAAATGAATTAATAACAGATATATCCGAAAAAGACTTTGTAGCACTTGGAGACGATCTTGAAAACGCAAAACCAACCATAAAAGTTTTGAGTATAGAACTAGAAGAACAAGCCTAGCGGTGCTTAAACCATTCAGGGTCAAGCCCTTAGGCTCTCTCAAACAGTTATCCTAATCGTGAATAACTGCGCTTCTTTTGCAGTATAAAGAGAGAACTCTTTATCAGACAATTTAAGCTCAACCAGCCCTTGCACTAACTATTATTAGGGTTGGTTTTAGCAGCAACCCGAATAATCTGCGTTAATAGTTAGCCTGTCCGTATCATTTCCTAGTCTTCCAGCCACGTCTTTAGTCGCGTTGATCTCGACAAGGTTTAGCATACCTATGATGTTAACTGCAAGCGGGGTCACGAACGACACTCACGGGAGGTTTTACTAGCTAAGAACAGGTTTCCAGCCTTTAGTTACTTTTATGGTCGCTAACCATTGAATAACAAAAAAACGGTCGCTATCAGGTTTCTTTTAAGATTCCCGATAACAACCGTTTACTTTAAACTCAATGGTTGAAAAACTTAGCCTACATGTTATAATAGTACCAAGTTAGATAGCTTGTACGACCAATACTTGCTATCGAAAATCTTATCAGCTCTTCCTGATAAGTCGTGAATCCTAACTCTGCTAAGTTGAGGGTTCTTTTTTTTGCGTTCATTTATTTAATTGATTACATTATAACCGTAATATCAGATTAATACAACCTTTATCATTTTACCGTCTCAACCAGCCGAATAAGCCCTTTTTAAGCGTCTTATTCTCTACCCCCTTGTAATTACCCTCGGTGGGTTCTGAAACGTCTCTGTGGTCGTTTTGCAGGGGTCTATCGTCCTTTGAGGGGGTGTTGGTATCGAGTAGCTTTTCATTTTGACGGTTAGTAGACAAGTTTAATTGTTGTTGTTGATCCAGTAATTTAGTTAGCTTTTCAATTTGTCTATCCTTTTCGTCTAGTTGATGTCGCATTATATCAAGCACTTTATCGTCAATTGGTGACGTTTTTTCTTGTTTAGCCTTGGTGTTACTGTTTGCATAGTATTTACGAATAGCATTGACAACACTATCGTCAATTACATATCTATCATTGCTGTCTTTTGAGGGTTTTTCGTTGTCATCAAGCATATCAATGATTTGATAAACCCTTGCACGTGATATATTCAAATCTTTAGCTATTGAAGATATTGTCTTATTTGCCATTTTACGTCACCCTTTACGTTAGTATATACGTTTATATTAACATAGTTAATCATGGTAAACACTGAACGAGGGCTTAGAACACGTCTCTCAACACAAAAAAGGCACCCCCACAACGGGAACGCCTTTTTGTTTTAAATTTAAACTAAATAAAGTGATATAATTAAGACGTGCATTGCTAGAATGCAACAACCTTGTAGAAGGAAGATGATTTCCTTAGGACAATTTTTGTCTATGGTGTCCGCTATGAGGTGCATTGCAGTGCATCTCGGGACAGGACACCTAAAGTTGTATTTGATAGCACGTCCCAGTTATTGTTATCCTCTTGCTACGGTAATGATAGCACAAATACGGCAAAAATAAAACCGGCGGGCTTAAGCCCGTCTTTTTTGTTTACTAATATTTTAATTGATTGATAAGTGCTCGTAACGTAAACGGAAAATCCTTGACTACGGTGTCGTCACCACGATTTTGATACATTAAAGTTGCGATCTCATTGATAACGACTTTCGCACGTTTGCTACCAAGTTTGCTGTTAACGCTTGTCACGTCCTCTTCGCCTAACATTGACTTTAAATACTCGGTCGCACTATCCAAGTATGATTGCAATAAGCTGTCGTCCTCTTTCAAATCCAATGGAATTCTCAAAGAATTTTTTAACACGTCTAATTGTGTCTTTGGTACCGTGCTTGTTGGTGTCGTTGTCGTGGTTCCTGTACTGCCTGTTGTCGGTGTAGTAGTCGTGCTTTTCTTAGTGGCACTCATCGTCACAACTAACGGCGTATATTGGTCAGCCCAATCTAAATCTGGTAATTTAAATGTGACTGTGTCCGTGTGAGAAGCTGGAATAGTCTCCGTTTGACTATTGTAACTCCCCTGATAATCTAATGAACCGTCACTCTCAAACGTGTAACCAGTATCTGCTTTAAGTGTCACGCTAGTTGTGACGCTTGTTTGCTTAGTGCTTAAATACCAGTGTGAAACGCCCGTAGAATCTACTTCTTTTGCTGGGTCTGTGATTGTAGCATTTTGTAACTTTGGTGTTATTTCTTTTCTATCTGCCATAGTTTCATTTCCTCCTAATTAAAATACTGATTTTATTATATGTATAGCGAGGGTTGCCCCTCGTTAATCGACTACTTAGCCGTATTGATGGTTAATGCTACCGTAGCTGTCTTGTCGATAAATTCGTAGTCATTGCGCAACATGATCGCTAACCCTTGTGAGTATGAATCAAATTGCGTCCACTTCGTGGTTACTTGGTTACGGCGGAATACCGCAATCGTTTCGGCTAAGTCACCAATAAACATAGTGAATTGACCGTCACCAGCGTTAGGCAATACAGCGTCAGACAATTCTACAACTGGTAAACCAAACAATGCCTTGCCAGTAGGTGCTTGAATATCTTCACTCATCAAGTAACGGCCTTCGCTATCCTTTTGCGTATCTAACCAATTGAAAGCTGATTGATTAACGATCACGATAGGTTGCAATGATGGATCAAGCTTCGTGTTCTTAGCAGCCTTAATGTCATCAACCGACTTTACAACAACTGGCGTCAAAGTCTTAAGCTTAGCCACGATCTGTGCGTTGTCGGTGTTATCAACCAACTTTTGCATTTGCGCCCCAATTTCAGCAGAGAAGTTGATCGCGTTATCGTCTACTAATTCTTGTGAAAGGTACACCTTACCTGCACGTGTCTGCGTCTTAAATTCAACGCCAGTAACTTCGGGATCAACGTCACCAATCGCAGCATTTTCGGCCTTAGTTGCAAGTACCTTTGAAGGGTCGTTTCCGGCAATAGGGTAGCTACCTTGACCAGTTGAAACTTGCTTAACAGTCGCATAATCTGATAAGCGGTTAGTACCTTTCTTTGATTGGAAAATAGGCGTAATAATTTCAGTAGGGATCAGCACACCGTTGCCATCAGTTGAAAGTCCGTCCCGAGTTTCGCCTTGTGAACGTACATAATTGTCGAATGAACGTGTTTCGCCTTGTTCTGCTGGATCAATAATAGTTTGTTTAGTCATGTCTTCTTTTTCCCCTTTTTGGTTGTCTAAAAATTCTTCATATGAACGCTTATCTACTTGAACGTTGCTATCGTCATAAGCTGGAATAGTCACCGTTGAGACTTCGAACAAGTCCTTCACTTGTTTGATCGTCCGTGTAATGTTGCCTTGATCGTCTTGTGTGAACTCGTCCCCACCGTCATCAATATCAAAACGGAATGACATACTATCAACGTTTCCACTTTTGACATTTTGATAAGCGTCATTCGCATAGCTTACTGAATCATCTAACGTAGCTGTGAAATGCAGCCCCTTATCATCAGTATCAAGCTTTAACGTACCAGCTTTAACGCTTGCCAGTGGCTTAGAATAGTCGTGTTGATCTAACATAATCACGTTAGATAAATCAACGTTATCAAGCGCTTCAGGATCAATCACTTCAACGAATCCGCCTAAGTCCTTGCTTGGACTGTTGAATAGCAATGCATAACCCTCGATTGTCTTAGGTTGTTGCTTGTCTGGTTGCTTGTCATCTGGTTGTTGTTGGTCGTCAGTCTTAGCGTCTTCGGGCGTGCCGCCTTGTGGTTGCTGTGCTCTCAATTCCGCGTTCGCGACTAATCGTAAATCTTTAATCAATTGCATTACCTCCTAATTTTTGTTTAGCTTCATCTGGTGTATAAACACCTGCTTTTGTAAGTTCAATTACATTTTCAATGTCTTGTTGCTTGTTAACTCGTAATCGTGAATCGTCATATGAAACTTGTTTACCGAGCTTGAAAGATAGTTCACTTGTAAAACAATCCATATACTTGTAAATTGACGATTCGTAATACTGCATCACAGATTGCTGAACTGAACTATGGACTGGTTCTACCCCTAAAAGACTGGTAGGTAGCCCGAAACAACTGGCGACCTTTGTTGTTGAATAATTGTTTGTGCTGATTGCCCGTAACAATCCCTCATCAACCGTCAAGCCTTTTAAATCCATGGAATCATCTAAAATGACGGTGCTTAATGCACCTTTATTGGCTTGCTCAAACTTGTTTCTAATGTTGGCCTTAGCGTCACTCGATAAGTCTGTCTTGTGTACTTGTAGCACGTTACGGCTTGGACTATCAAAGAATCCTTTAAGCAAGTTGTTGCCTTTTTTCTGTAATGCCACTTCGTCTTGTAAAGCATAAAGTGGACTAATGCCCGATACGCCGTCTTGACTAAAACATTTAAAATGTAGAATGCTGTCAGGCGCAATCTGACGACTTCTTTGGCCGTTAGGCGTATAGATGTAGGTGAGTTCACCTGTAACGTCATCTTGCTGAACCGTCATTTGGCTGTTCGGGATAAATTGGAAACCATTGTCCGTAATAAGCGCAAAACTGTTACCACTCAAAAGCATTTGTGCGGCCAGTGTGAACTTAAACGAGCGGCCATTCATGTTGCTATTTGGTTTATCGTTTAACTTTACTTCAAGCGCTTGGCTAGTCGGCACTAAAACACGGTTGCTTGCTAAATCGTTGGCGATAATGTTAATTGCCGCAAACACGTCACTGTTACGCAACGCACCAGCACCCACGAACACGCTACTATCATTGCTCGACATGGAAACGACTGCGTCTAAAAATGCTGTGTCTTTGTCTGGTTCAATTTCTTGTGAATCAAAAAAGAAACTCATTGTCTAAACCCTCCTTTCATAATTAATCAGTAATGCAACGGCTATCAAACTAATACCTGTGCATACTAAAAAAGCCCCTACGTTGAGTAAGGTCAAAACGCCTAAATCAATAAGCAATAGCCCAATAATTAATAGGGTTGTTTGTATATATCTGCTAAAAAGTAAACTCGTCACTCGTGTAAAATTCGTTATCAGCTTCATTATCCGTCCCCTCGATTAGTTCGTTACTGGTATAAACCCAAGCGTTCATTAAAGCCGCTAGTGGATCAATCTTTTCATTATTTTTCATTTTGTTAATCCGGCAATTGCCTGTCGAATCATAAATAAGCACGCTGTTATCAACTGCGATACTCAATAGATGGTTGTTAGGATGTGTTATCTGCTTATTAAGCAAGTATTCCTTGAATTGCTTAGTCGGAAAGCTTAACGTCTTGTTGTTCTGCGCTGTTTCAACTAACGGCCAGTCCTCTTTCTCGAATTGACCGAGCAGGTATGAAAAGCTCCACGGATCGTATGTGATTGCCTCAACTTTTAAATCGTTCTCATCAACCATATTTTTGATAAAGTCAAATATTTCTTGATAATCAATGACACCCGATTCTAATGGCGTTATTGAACACTCACCGGCACTTGCTAGTGCTTGATAATTGATATTATCAGCTTTCATTTTCTCAAGTAGTCCGTATTTTGTCGCTACCCACGAGTGACTATCGCAATAATACGTGCCGTCATCGAGTGGTATAATCCACGAAACACTTGTAAGGTCGTTACTTTTCGACAAATCAATACCGAAAATAATTTTCTTGCCGTGTATATCCGGCGTATCAACAATCGTTCTGTGCCACTCTTCGTGGCTGATAAAGCTATCGCTATTGCTTTGATACCACATGTTGAATTGCTTAACCAGAACTGGGACTAAGTCACCTTGTTGCCTTGCTGAACTGACGTCATTGCTTAGATTCTCGGCCATTAGTTGCTTAACGGCTGGGACTTCAAACAACGGATTGGCCTTAATCCAATTATCGGGGTTATTGACTTCTTCTCTCTCGTCTAGTTCCCAAATTGCAATAAATTGTCGGTCGTTGGCTTGCTTATTGTTGAGAATATCGCTCATAACTTGATAGTCCTCAAACATTGCGCCTTTAAGGTTAAAGCCTGACGTGCTGATAATACACAGGAGGCCATTTTTTTGCTGTGACATACCACTTTTAATCACGTTGTAAATAGCGTGGTTGCTTGCTTGGTGGTACTCATCAATTATCGCTGTGGTCGGGTTAAACCCGTCTAACGTTTCCGCTTTTCCGGCTACTGGCACGATAAAAGAATCATCATCAAGCTTGCTTATCTGCTTCTTTTTAATATCGAGTATATTTCTTAGGGCTGGACTTAACTTAACGACTTGTCGTAACTCACTTGAAGCCATTTCATAGCCGATTTTAGCTTGTTTAAGGGCATTACTAACAAATAATATTTGTCTGTTTTTAGCCGGCTTATCTTCGAGTAATAGGCTTGTTATCGCGACACACGAGGCCACAAAGGTTTTTGAGTTCTTACGAGCCATACTAATGAATGCTTTATTATAACGGCGGTTGCCAGTACCGTTTTCACGCCAGCCGTAAAGTGAACCGATAATCCATTTTTGAAATAGTGCCATTTCTAGTTTCGTGCCGTCCGTCTTCGGGATCAGCGACATAAACTTGATGGCCTTGCTTGCTTGCTTATTGTCAAAGTAGTAATTAAAGTTATCATCATTATCAACACGTTCACGGTCGTTTAGTTCACGCTGACAAGCAAGTTTAATCTTCTCGTTGGCAACAATTTCACCGCTTAGCACCTTGTTGCAATACTGCAATGCGTAATCAGTCATCACTCATCAACTCGGCAAAGGGGTCATCTACGTCCCCCGATTGAACGTTATTGAGTAGTTGCTTAACACGTGCGTTCATTGTCAAATTAAGGTCACGTAATAGGTCGTTAACGTTTTTTAGTGCTGAATTGTACACGGTAGTTGCCATGTTTCTTTTCCCGTCAATCATGATACCGTTGCTATGAATCGAATCTAACGACTGTTGCAATTGATCTAAACTTTCCGCCAACAATGAAAGTTGTAAGCTGTCAATCTGTGCAAAGGGTACGTCACTATCGCTTACCAACGTTAATAATAGGTTAAAAAACACTTGACCTTGATCGCTTAAAATAATAGCTGGTCGTAAATCCAAGTCTTGTTTAAGTAATGACTTAGCTTGCTCCCGTGTTTGTTTAGTTGTTCGTGATTCGTTCGAATTATTTTCAAGTTTAATCATTGACTCCTAACCCCCTAAGTGTTAATCTATATGTAATCAAAAAGCCGTTAGATAAAGGATTATACGGCTTAGTGTGGCAAATTTTTTTTGTTTTTTTAATTAAAAAATCGGGAAATTTAATTTTTTGAAGTAGGGCGCTCATTGCGAACGTTTTTGCATAGCCCCCCTATTTTGTTCGGGGTTTAGTAACTAGCCTATTGGCTTATTTTTTTTGCTCTCGTTCAGCCTGCGACTTCAACGAATGGTGAAATGAACATAGACTTTGTAAGTTATTCCAGTCATACGGTTCACCACCAGCAAACAATGGCACAATGTGGTCAACACTTGAAGCAAGGTTTATCATTCCAGCCCTTTCGTCCAGCCCTTTTCCAGCCCTTTTACTGGCCTTTAAGCACTGCTCACATATAGGATTCGCTTCACGATACAGTTGACTTGTCTTTCTCCAACGTGAACTTGCATGAATCTTGTTTGCATAATCACTTGTCTTGCTTGTGTGTTGTTGCTTTGGTTTGTGCTTGTCACAATATCTTTGATTAAGATTAACTAATCTCTTACAACCTGAATGACTACAATACTTTTTAGCTACCATAATTGTCACCACTCTAATTGCTTGTCGTTGTCGTTCCTGTTGCTGACAGCACGATCGTGTCATATCCGTTCAACTCGTAATCTGGATTGATTGAAGCAACATGATAAGTCTTTGAGTTTGGACTTGGTAAAGTAATCGTGTAAGAAGTATCACTCATCGCTTGTACAAAATAGTCATTATGTCTTGCAATGATTGTTACCTTATCTTTTAAAAAGTCGAATGCGTTCGTGCTGACGCTTTGTGATAATGATTGCTTGTAGTAGCCAAACCAAAAGTCGAACAGCTTCTCATTGGTGTTGACAACGTTCCCGTTCGGTAGTTCCTGATAACCTTGTTTGTTGAACATAGCTCGATAGCGTAATCTCTCCAGTGTAATCTTCATTTAAATTCCCTCCTCAATCCAAAATAAAAAAGCCTATTGGCTTTGTATGTAGTGGATAGCTAAATGCTACCCTTGCACTAACTGGCGATAATAACCTTGGTCGATTGCGTAACGTGTAGACCCTTGCCACTCCTTTATTCTTATGCCACTCTAAAAGCAAGTCTCGGCATAGCTCTTCACGGGTTCAATAACTTTAGTGTTACCCGTCACGTCTAAGCCTGTGGCTCGTGACTTGGCGTATGTCGTAAGCTTTAACTGTCCTTTGAAGTAGCCCATAAGGAACAGCGCCTTGAACGATTCGTCATACCATTTATCTTTATAATCAAACTCCGGCTGTGTTTCCTTGAGTAACTCGGTGGCCTCTTGTAATGTGACTGCGCCACGCTTAGCAATTTTATTCGTGAAGTATGCCATACCTAATTGATTGAAGCTCTGGCGCTTAGTGTTAGTTCTCATGTCGCTAAACGTATCGTCAGCCAACTCTTTACTGTGACAGATAACTACGGTAGCGTAATTTAGTTTTGTGTTTGAATCCATGCCACTAATACGAGAGAAGTCAGCTTCTCGTAAGTCTAAGCATTGGTAGTAAGTCTTGCGCTTAGAATTTAGTCGTTCTTGTGGTGTTAAATCGTCCCACGATAGCACCTTGATTGATCCGGCTAGGCATAACAAATTAATTAAGTTTTTAACTGAATCGACATTGTGGTTCATGATAAATTTTTTACCACATGCACGATATAAATCGTACGCACTTGATTGCAATACTAAATGGCCTCTTGTAATACCTAGCGTCCCTTGGTAAAACATTAAAGTATTGATTGTCTTTAATAGCTGAAACATGCCTTTATCACGATTGGATATTGTCTTGAGCTGTCCCGTTGGACGTTTCATCATCTTCAAGTTATGCTGAATCATTTTTAGATCCTTGTCGTGTTTGCTGTTGCCTCTAACGTCATATTTCTCAATTGCTTTTGTGTTCAATTTGTTGTTCATACTTAGCACTCTCCTTTTAGTTTTGTATGTACCCAACGGTTTTTAACCGTTGGAAGTAGGAGGAAGGAATTAGACACATACGAAACGTATGTACACAAAAAAAGCGTGACACGCAGTAGTCTTAGTTGGTAGGAGCCAGACTATTGCGTATCACGCTATGATGTACGTTTATATAATATAGCCCGGCTCCTACAACGGGTTATTTGTTATGTACTACCAGCAAGGTGAACAAAGCCTTACCGGTAAGAGAGTGCTGAAAGTATGGATAATACTTAAAGGATTTAGAAAAACGTCATAACGCTTTTTCCGTTTCACGCTATGTACTGATATTTTATACTTTCAATATAGGTAGAATCAGACGTTTAATGCACGAAATAGTCACAAAAAACTACAATAAAAAGCTATGTTAAAAAAATTTAATATTTACTTACATATATCTCCTGAATAAGCGACAAGATTAACAAAATATAGCCAAAAGCGTAGCGCTAGTCGCTACATGTAATTAATTACACGATTGTATTAACCCCTCTATATATGTCAAACATAAGTGACGAATTGTCGCGAATATCGCAAAAAAACGACAACTGGTCACTATTAATAATTAATTTAATAATTGCTTAATGTTTGCTTACATATATCTACTGAAACGGTGACAATATCGACAAAATATCGCTAAAAGTGCTGCTCCTGTCACCACTGTAATTATTGACATGATTAAATTAATCCCTACATATATGTCAATTAGGAGCGACCAGCGTCCACGAAAAGCCCCCAAAAAATGGAAACCAGTCGCTCCATAAATAAAATTTTATAATTCCGTAATAATTAGTCCTTACATTATTAGGGTAAAGGGGTGACTAACGTCCACGAAAAACGCAAAAATATGGAAATACGTCACCCCCGTTGATTAATTTAATAATTGCTTAATGTTTTACTCTTACATATATGTCCAAAAGGGGCGACTATATGCAGGAAATATCACGAAAAATCTGCATCTCGTTGCCCCTAATAATAAATTAATAATTGCTTAATAATTACTCTTACATATATGTCAAACATAAGGGACTAGACGCAGAAAATATCACGAATAATCTGCATATAGTCCCTTTTGATAAAAAATTATTATTATGATAGATTATTATTTACGTTTAACTACCAGTTTGAGCGTAAGCGAATTACTGGTAGTTAAGGCTTTAGCCTTTACCTTGTGCGTGTAATGTATATTGTAATTTTATGTAAGTATGACACTGTCCCTTTTGGATAGACCCAAAAGGGACCCAAAGGTCAGTCGCTTACGCTCCAATGAAGACCACGTTGCTTACGCAACAATAAACCATCTCGTGCGTGTATCGTGATCGTGTGATTAATCGTCACGTATTTGCGTCAGCAAGTTATTATCACAGTGAACGTAGTGAACGACTAGAATTTCGTTTCCTTGTGGCGACTGACAAGGGAAAACAACGAGCGCTTAGCGTAGGCGTTAGTATATAGGGGAAAGATAATAACCTTAGCAGATAACGTACGCAAAAGCCTAATATATCAATAGTTACCACGCTTTTATCGCATGGGTAAAAAGTAGGGTATTTTAAAGGTAAATTGCTAAAATTGGCCTTTTTACATACAACTCAAAAAACTTACTTTCCCAAAAAGTACGGAAAAACGACAGTAAAAAGACTATTTAAAAAAAATTAATTAAAATTTAATTTATTATGTGTATTCAAGGAAATGACGTTAAGCACTAATGGACAAGCACGTCTAACACTCACGTAAACCACTCTAAAATGACCTTAGAGACGTTTTAAGCCTTATCTAATGTAATTACAAGGGTACACGTCAAAACGTCTTAAATCGAATTATACACGGCTATTTAGTGATAACGATTGGCGTGCGTTCCTAATATCCAATTACTTACGCATTATAAACTTACACTATCAGTCATTTAAACAAAACGTTAATCGTTGTAAGTCAACGGGCACAAGGGTTACAGCGATTTTTTTAAAGAAAAATTTTCGATAAAGAAGTAGTATATACTCTCTTTCTTTATCAAAATAATTTCTATTTTTTAATCGCTGTGTCGCTACTCCCACAAGGGATACAGAGATTTCAACTTTTTTTAAATGACTTATACTATCAGTTTAACGTATTGCACCAACATGTAATTAATGACATGTTTACCGTCATGGGTTTTGAAAGCTTGCGACAAGCAAGCACGGTTTTGACTTTATCACGATCGAACGTTAGTGAGTGAGTAAGACAACGAACGCTAGTGAGGCGTCAGCAAACACCTATTATCTAATCTATACGTTCAACA